AATTGCCGGAGTTAACTCGCGGATATTTGCATGTGCGTAATCGGTATCACCGTCCAGCCAGCGGAATAGCTTTTGACGCTGGCGGTTGATTTCGACCGGGAACTCCAGGCCGCCGCCGCTGAGTTGATATTCTTCAACAATCAGCCCGGCCACCACGTCCTGGTTATCGATCGCAGCCGCCCAGGCGCGAACAGCTGCACGAAGCTGCTGGTGGGTAAATTCCGGTTTCGCCTGAGAACGATTTATCATCGTTACCGGAATTGTTCCGGTACTCTGTTGAAATTGAAGTGATTGCACTTTAGGCCTCCTGCCGTGGCAAACCATCAGTCGGGTTGGGATAAATATCAGGGCGAAGCTCATGCGGAGTTACGCCAGTCAATTCGAATATGGCCATGACTCTGTCCACTGGCACTACGCCGCTAGACCTTGTCCGCCAAAAGCTGATCGTCATCGGAGATACACCTAGTCCGCGCGCCAATGCTGATGCTGAGCCAGCTTTTGAAATAGCTTTTTGAAGGGAATCCATAAAACCTCCGTGAATGATTAACGGAGTAAATTAAACAACACGTTTAAAAGAACGTCAATTAATTTCAACGTGTAGTTTATTTCGATATTTAAACTATCTGTTTATAATGTTGATATGAAAGAAGAAACCATAAAAGATTCAGCGCTATCAGATCGGCTTACAAAGATCCTAAAAGCTAAAAAGATGTCCAAATCTGAACTGGCTCGTAAGGTTGGTGTATCGCCGCAGGCAGTTAATAACTGGTTCACTCGTGGAGAACTAGGGAGGGAGTCTGCTCAACGGATAGCAGATGCGCTTAAGGTTTCCATTGACTGGCTGCTTAACGGTGATCCAGACGACATCCTTACAATCGAACAAATAAGGCTGAACAGATTCAGGCACTATTTTAAGGCAGGCCTTCCAGAAACCGACAGCTTGACTGAAAGCCAGTTACTTCAAGACATTGAGAGCGGGAAACAGACTATTACCGATAGCATTGCTCGGCGAATTGAAGCTGATTACTCCCTTCCCTATGGTGCGCTTGATTATGACCCTCTTTTTACTCCCTCTAACCCACTTGAGAGCCTGTCCGAGCAGGAAGTAGAACTTCTGCACCTGTTTAGACAGATGCCTAAATCGGCGCAAAGGGAAATGCTTGCTATGTTTAATAGCCGCGTCAGCGAGTATGCCGCCTTATTTGCAGAAATGCTCGAAACGAAAAAAAGCAAATAATATTCCCTAGCCTATTAGACCGGCCTCGAGCCGGTTTTTTTATACAACCAGTATTTTTTTAAACTTGTAGTTGAAAAGACTCTTGACCTATATTTAAACCTGTTGTTTAATCAATCCATCAACAACGCGCTGCGTTGCTCCGATAAACGTTCCGCCAGCCTGGCGATAAGGGCAGAGGATGAGATGGTTGATCAACACTACGGCACGATGCACATCATTCGCCAGTGCGTGGCTCCGGGAATGCTGGCAAAGCATGACGGTCATACCTGGAATGTTTCAGCGGTCCGCGGCAAATACGTTTACCTGCGCACCATGCGCGGCGCCAAACGTATCAACGATTGTCTTGTGGAAGTTTTACTGAATGGCTGGGGGGATCCGATGATTCACGGTCAGGAAACCACCGGTGCGAAATGCGCCTACTGCAAAAGCCCTCTTCAGCCTGGCGACGAAGTAAAAAGCACCCTGCTTTTACTGCGCGGCAACATGCTTGTCCGCGAAGAACGGCAGTACTGCTCTAAGCAGTGTGCCGGGCACGATCAGATGGCTCACGAGCCATAAACGCAAAAACCCGCCGAAGCGGGCCTTACGTCCAGCGGAACCGACCAAAGCACGCTGGAAATCTGAAAAACCAAAACAACACCCAATGGGCGCTGTCAATGGCCCGGGGATCTTAACACCCAAAAATGAGGAACAGTATGGAATTCTTCAATCTGATAAAGGCCAGCCAGAAATCTAAAAAGCCAAACGGCATTTTCTGGTTCACCGCCAAAACCGAAGCACGCGCCAAGCTCCAGGCGCAGGTTATTCTCGAAGATGCTGAAATCGAAGTGGGTCGTGGCCATGATTACCAGCTTCCTGTCCTGACTAATTTCCCGGTGGTAAATGATCTGCCGGAAGAAGGCGTCGTCGACTTTACCTGGTGTGATCGTTACGAACTGCAGGAAGACGGGCGTACCTGGCTACCAAAAGCGAAACCGGCTGAATCCGTAAATATTCAGGACGAACGCGCGCAGCTTGCAGACGCTGCCGCTAAAGCCAGTACTCCAGCAGCTGACGCCCCTGCACTGCTCCACCCGGTAGCACGACTGCGCCTGCCGCAGCGCCTGATTGCACACCTGCTTAACGACACTGAAGAAAAAGAAATCAGTGAAGCTGTGCACGTACAGATCGGCGCAGCTGAGGCGGACGAAAGCAATATCTATATCCAGAATCTGCTGCAGGCCTGCCGGGAGGTACCAGGCATTGATGAACTGTCTGCACATGTTGAGTGGAAACTCATTCAGGCTGTAAAAGAATTATTCCCACTGGAGCAGAACCACGAAGTAAGCGCCATCAACGGATTTATTACAGCCTGGGTGGAAGCTGACCCGGGTGATCGCTCCCAGCTCGTTAAAGAGTGGGCTGACATCGTTCATGACTGGCCTGAAATTAATACTACCGCCGCCTCCGCAACTGACATTGTTCAGAAATTGCAGAATGCGGAAATTCCAGAGCTTATCACCGTGGCAACCCTGCCATTCCGCCAGCGTCTACTCGCTCAGTTTATCTCTGAAAGCGAATACGCCTACCACATCCAGGCAGAGCAGAAAAATGCCCTTATCGCACTGGAAATGGACGTGGATAACTCGTACGTACAAAACCTGCTCCTGGCCGCTGAAAACACCCCTTCCCTGAAAGACGTCAGGGAATACGACCTATGGAAACTGACCGACGCGGTCAGGGAAGTGTTCCCGCAGGATAAAAAATTGCCTGAGCTTGGCGTAATGCTGCAGTTCCTGAAAGCCTGGAGCGAAACCGCGTATATCGACAAGGGGCTGCTTGTGAAGGAATGGGCCAAAGGAAATCGCATTTCCGCCATTCAGCGCACAGACACCGGCACGAATGCTGGCGGCGGCATCGCGACAGATCGTAGCCAGGATTATGCGCACACCCTGGATACGCTGGATATTGAAATTGCAGCCGCGACGCTGCCGATGGATTTCGATATTTACAACATGCCTGTATCCATTCACCGCCGCGCCAGAGAAATCATTGAGAAAAAAGAAAGCCCGTTCAGGGAATGGTCAGCAGCGCTGCGCAAAACAGCGGGCATCCTGGACTATTCACGCGCTGCTATTTTCGCCTTGATCCGTGGTGCCGCCGAGAACGTCCATCATTTCCCGGTCAGCCTACAAACCTACATCAGCGCGAACCTGAAAGAACACCAGCATGCCAAGCCAGATGCTGCAACTGTGGAGGCTGCGCAATTCAGCCGTGAATCCCTGGATAAACAACTTGCCGCTGACCGCGGCGAATATGTTGAGGGTATCAGCGACCCGGCGGATCCGAAATGGGATAAAACGCCGCGTAAATCCTTCTGTACCCACGAAGAGAACTTACAGCGCGTGCGGGAAGAAGGGGCGCGCCGCCGGGCTGAAGAAGCAGCCGCACAGCCTAAGGTTGAAAACCTCGGCGCTGGAGTGTTCTCCATCGAAGGGCTGACCGGTAACACCCCGGCTAACCCGGACAACGGCCCGGTAACGGGCGACACCACTTATCAGAAAATGGCCGAAGGCCTGCGCGAAGAACTGGAGATTACCGAAGATGTGCAGATGGAAACGGCTGTCAGTAACGAAATCCCGGCTGGTACACCGGTTTCAGCAGGCGAAAGCGCTGATGCAGATCATCCGCAGGCAGATGCCGTAAGCGCTGCCGAAGTTTTTTCCGCTGGCTGCCCGGCCCTCGCTGCCGCCGCTGAACAGCAATCTGAACAACAAAATATTCCTGAAAATATTTCGGACACTGAAGAAGAGCCAGTAATCGAGTATCCCGCGTTCTTCGAACCAGGCCGTTATGAAGGGTTGCCGAACAACGTTTACCACGCCGCAAACGGCATCAGTTCCACCATGGTGAAAGATGCGCGTGTATCGCTGATGTATTTCAATGCGCGCCATGTTGAAAAGACCATTTCCCGCGAGCAGTCCAAAGTGCTGGATATGGGTAACCTGGTGCATGCGCTGGCACTGCAACCGGAGAACCTGCACACAGAATTCAGTATTGAACCTGAAATCCCGGAAGGCGCATTCACCACCACGGCAACGCTGCGCACGTTTATCGACGCACATAACGCCAGTCTGGCACCGCAACTCAGCGCTGAAGATATCAAAGCACTGCTGGAGGCGAACAACGCCACACTGCCCGCCCCGGTACCGCTGGGCGGCGGTCTGGAAGAGACAGCGCAGAGCTATATGACGCTGCCAGCTGAGTTCCAGTGTATCTCGGCAGACCAGAAGCAGACGGCGACCGCAATGAAAGCCTGTATCAAAGAATACAACGCCACCCTGCCCGCGCCGGTGAAAACCAGCGGCAGCCGTGATGCGTTACTCGAACAACTGGCGATCATTAATCCTGACCTGGTGGCGCAGGAAGCACAGAAGCCGCAGCCGCTTAAAGTATCCGGTACCAAAGCCGACCTGATTCAGGCCGTGAAGGCTGTTAACCCTGACGCCGTGTTCGCCGACGAACTGCTGGATGCCTGGCGCGAAAACCCGGAGGAAAAAATTCTGGTAACGCGCCAGCAGCTGGCGACCGCCCGGGCCATTCAGTCAGCGTTACTGGCCCACCCGACCGCCGGTAAGTTCCTGACGCACCCGGGGCGTGCTGTTGAAGTCAGCTATTTTGGGATCGACGAAGAAACCGGGCTGGAAATCAGGGTACGCCCGGACCTTGAAATCGATATGAACGGCATCCGCATCGGGGCTGACCTCAAGACGATAAGCATGTGGAACGTGAAGCAGTCTGGCCTGCGTGCCCGGCTCCACCGCGAAATCATTGACCGCGATTATCACCTGAGTGCGGCCATGTATACCGAAACAGCAGCACTGGATCAGTTCTTCTGGATTTTCGTGAACAAAGACGAAGGTTACCACTGGATCGCCATTGTCGAAGCCAGCCAGGAACTGCTTGAGCTGGGCGCGCTTGAGTACCGCACTACCATGCGGGCAATCGCAAACGCATTCGATACCGGCGAGTGGCCAGCGCCGATTGTTGACGATTACACCGACGAACTGAGCGACTACGATATGCGCCGCCTCGAAGCGCTGCGCACGGCTTAAGGGGAATGACGATGGAAAACACCAATATCATCACTGCTGACCAGCAGGCGCCGAATACTATTTCGGCCAGTAATTCTATTTTTAACGTCCAGGCTTTGGGGCAATTAACGGCCTTTGCCAACCTCATGGCCGATGCAACAATTGCCATTCCTGACCACCTCGTCGGGAAGCCCGCTGATTGCATGGCGATTGTTATGCAGGCTATGCAGTGGGGAATGAACCCTTACGCTGTTGCACAAAAGACGTTTTTTGTAGGCGGAAAGCTCGGGTATGAGGCACAGCTTATCAGCGCCATCTTAACAAGTTCTGGCGCTATTCGTGGACGCTTCCATTACGAATACGGAGGTGACTGGGAGAAATGCCTCCGCAGCAAAGACACAACCGTTAAGAAAACCGGTAGCAAAGGAACTTACGAAACAACTGTGCGCGTGCGTGACTGGAATGATGAAGATGAGCTCGGCCTGTTTATTCGCGCTGGTGCGATTATCAAAGGCGAAAGTGAAATAACGTGGGGTGAAAAGCTTTATCTCTCAAGCGTGGCAATCAGAAACTCACCATTGTGGGTAACTAACCCAAAACAACAGATCCTTTACCTCGCCACAAAATACTGGGCTAAAGCATATTGCCCTGCTGCAGTAATGGGTTTTCAGGATGCTGATGATCTTTCGTATCGGGAAGAGAAAGAAATCAATCCTGTCCCTGTGCAACGCGTGAGCGTGCAGGAAATTACCGCTGAGGTAACCGCCAGCAGCGCACAGGAATGCACTACGAACATCGATACCCTGGCCGATGATTTCCGCGACCGCATTGAAACCGCTGAAGACGTCGACAGCGCGAAAGCTGTACGTGTGGATATCGAAGCAGCGAAAGCCACACTGGGCACCGCCCTGTTTACTGAACTGAAAAACAAAGCCGTGAAGCGCTACTACCAGGTGGATGCGCGCAATAAAGTCGAAGCGGCGATCAACTCCCTTCCGCAGCCGGGTGAACCGGAAGCTGTTGAACGGTTTGCGAAGGCTGAGCAAACCCTGACGGCGGCAAAGCGCCATCTGGGCGATGAACTGTACGAGAAATTCAGCATCACGCTGCTGGATATGAAACCTGAGTATGTCGGCTAAGGGAGGCGGGAGGGTTCGCCCTCCCGGTTAACGATGAGACTAATTAACAGAGGCAGCAAACAATCTCCCGTGGCCCGACAGGCTTGCGCCGCAGCGCTCCAGGAGCATTACGAGCGTTTCGGAGAGTACGGTATAACCGGCAAAAGCATGGACTACATGATCCGGGTAGACGGGACCAAACTTCGCGTCGAGATCAGGAACTGTCAGCACAGCTACATCGCGACACCGATGGATAAACCTCGCCGGTTGCGGGCTCTGGCCAGCCCAGTGATGGGACTAAGGGGAAAATCATGACCTGTAATTTTAAAGAAGTACCGAAAGCGCAGTGGCCGCAAAAACTTCACGACCCGAAACGTACCCGAGCCTGGGCCAACTCGTATTTTCTTGTGCAGGAATTCAGGGAAGAGGAAGGCGTTATCCGCCTGACCGTTAACATAACCGGCATGGGGATGAACGGGCGCTGGAAGGATGGCATCACCTGGGATGCATTGCAGGAAATCAAAAATGCTGTGGGTTATGCGGATCGGGATGCGGTCGAGATTTACCCCGCCGATCGCGATGTGGTGAACGTGGCGAATATGCGCCACCTGTGGATTTTACCTGAACCGTTGCCATTCGCATGGCGCCGTGACAGCTGATAACGAAATATCAAACGGCCCCGGATGGGGCCAGTGGAGAGCATCAATGGAAAAATTATTAAGTGTAAAGGCTGTATGCGACGTTCTCAGCATGTCTCGCGCCACGCTTTACCGAAAGGTGAGTTGCGGGGAACTACCGCGCCCTCTGAAGGATGGGCCGCGTTCAAAGTGGCCTGAATCGTCTATCGTGCCATACATCGAGCGAATCAAGAGCCAGAGCCAGGCATAAAACCTCGAAGCCAGGACTCGTAGGCGAGCATCATCTCTCGCCGTTCTGGCAGATACTCGGCGTGGTTATAGGCGGCAACGACACGGTTAGCTTCGGCATGCGCCAGTTGCTTTTCTATAACCTCACGCCGGAATCCCATTTCGTATAGCGTGGTTGACGCGGTGGCACGGAAATCATGACTTGTAATGTGCTTCGCTGCAAACCCCAGGTAAACGATAGCTCGGTTAATGGTGCTGTCGGCCAGTGGCGCACGGGGATTCTTCACACCGGGAAGGATAAGCGGATTATCTCCGGCCAGCGCTTTCGCCCTCTCCAGTAGAGATCGGGTGTAAGGAGTCAGCGGAACTGAGTGTGGGCGGCTCATCTTCATTCGCTCAGCCGGGATCACCCACAGATTCTGGTCCCAGTCTATTTCTGTCCACACCGCCCCGCGCAGCTCCCCCTGGCGCACAAAAAAGAATGGTAACAACTGTAAACATAATTTCGTCTGTGTGTGGCCGGTGTAACTTTCCGCTGCAGCAAAATATTTGCGCAGCTCGTCACCAGCCAGGCAACGGGAATTTTCAGTTTTCGGCGGAATAATTGCTCCTTTCAGGGCGGCGGCCGGATCAGAGTCGGCGCGAAGCGTGGCAACCGCATAACAAAAAATTGCCGAGCACCATTGCCGCACTTTTAACGCGGAAGACGTCGATCCGCGGCTCTCCATCTTTTTTAACACCGCAAGAATTTCATGCGCAGTGATATCGCGGATTGGTTTGTTACCGAATGTCGGATAGCAGTTTATCGCTAGAAAGTTTTCTACCTGCTCACAGGTTCCTTTCGTCCAGGTAGGACGCTTCTTCTCAATCCACTCTTTAGCCACAAGTTCGAACGTATTGGCCGATTCGATTTCGGCGCGCTGGCGTTGCTGTTTTTTAACGTCTGTGGGGTTAAGTCCGCGCTTAACCTGCTCGCGGGCCCATTCGCGCTCGCGGCGCGCATCGGAAAGGGAAACGGAAGGATATTCGCCGATAGTATATCGACCATCTTTGGTGGGAGTGAGCCAGTACCGGTAGCGCCAGTATTTTGCGCCGGTGGGTCTGACTTCGAGGTAAAGCCCCTGACCATCCTGTAATGTGTAGGGCTTATCCTGTGGGCGGGCGTTTTTAACGCGGGTGTCTGTGAGTGGCAT